CCATCTTGCTGGATGACGCGACCTACTACCGCGACCCAGGCACCAACGTCAGCTTTGGCATAAAAATGATCAATCAGCAGCAGTACGATGGTATTGCTGTTAAGACGGTTACGTCTACTTATCCGCAAGTGCTATTTATCAACATGACGTATCCTGATGTGGATATGTACATTTATCCCAAGCCCACACGGGACTTGGAATGGCACTTTATCAGCGTTGAAGAGTTAACCCAACCGGCCAACTTGGCGACTAACATTTTGTTCCCGCCGGGTTACTTGCGTGCCTTTACCTACAACTTGGCTTGCGAGATCGCACCTGAGTTTGGCGTTGAGCCCAGCCCCCAAGTGCAGCGCATTGCTATGACCAGCAAGCGCAACCTGAAACGCATCAACAACCCTGACGATGTGATGTCTATGCCTTACGCTATTGTGGCGACTCGTCAACGCTTTAACATTTACGCAGGAAACTACTAACATGGCAACTATCGCAATCTCATCTCTTCCCGTTGCAACTGCTGCGGCCACAACCGACGTCTTGCCAATTGTGCAAGGCGGCACAACTAAACAAGTCACTAACGCACTGCTGTTTACCAGCCCTACATTGGTGACGCCCGCTTTGGGTACGGTTGCCAGTGGCAATATCAGCGCTTGTACTAGCACCAGTATGGTTATGGTTACGCCAGTAATCGGCGCTGCTACGGGTACAAGCCTGACAGCCACAGGTGTAATTGCATCAACCGGCACGGCTGGCGTAGGTTACGCTGCAGGCGCAGGCGGCGCGGTTACTCAAGCCACAAGCCGCACTACAGGTGTAACGCTTAACAAGACGGCAGGCGCAATTACGTTAGTTAGCGCAGCGGGTTCAGCAACTGCCGCAACATTCACTGTAACTAATAGCACTGTGGTGGCGACTGATGTAATTATTCTGAACCAAAGATCAGGTACTGACTTGTACGACTTGATGGTCACTGCTGTGGCGGCGGGTAGTTTCAACATTACATTCCGCACCACTGGCGGCACAACCACAGAAACACCCGTTTTTAACTTTGCAGTTATTAAAGCAGTCGCGGCTTAATGAAAACGCCGATTCTTGGTTCCGCGTATGTTGCCCGCAGTATCAACGCTGCGGACAATCGCATGGTCAACCTGTTCCCCGAGGCCATACCCGAAGGCGGCAAAGAGCCTGGCTTTTTAAACCGCGCCCCTGGTCTTCAATTTCTACAGACTGTGGGCACTGGCCCGATCCGAGCGCTATGGGCACACCAGACCAACGGCAGCGACTTTTATGTTGTCTCAGGCAACAGCGTCTATAAACTGACCGGCCTGACCGGCACGCCGCAGTTGCTGGGCACCGTAACTGGTACAGGCCCAGTGTCCATAGCGGATAACGGTACGCAAATTTTCTTTGCTTGTAACCCCGACGGATTTATCTACAACGAAACCACAAATGCGTTTAGCCAGATAACCGACTCTGATTTTGCTGGCGCGGTGACGGTGGCTTACCTTGACGGCTATTTTGTATTTAACCAGCCTAACAGCCAGTTTATCTGGGTGTCTCAATTGCTGGACGGCACTTCAATTGATCCGGCAGATTTTAAATCCGCCGAAGGCTCACCCGACGGCGTTGTTGGCATTATTGCTGACCACCGAGAACTATGGGTGTTTGGTACTGACTCGGTTGAAGTTTGGTACAACTCAGGCGCTGCTGATTTTCCATTGGATCGCATCCAAGGCGCGTTTAACGAAATAGGGTGCGCGGCTGCGTTCTCCATCGCCAAGCTGGACAATGGCTTGTTTTGGCTCGGCACAGACGCCCGTGGGCAAGGTATCGTTTACCGCGCCAACGGCTATACCGGCGTTAGGGTTTCTACTCATGCTATTGAGTACGCCATCACCCAATACGGCAATATCTCGGACGCTATTGCGTACACTTACCAGCAAGAGGGCCATGCTTTTTATGTGTTGACGTTTCCCAGCGGCAACGCTACTTGGGTCTATGATGTGTCTACCCAAGTCTGGCATGAACGGGCTGGCTTTGACAACGGCGATTTTATGCGGCACCGCAGCAATTGCCAATGCAATTTTGGCGGCAACATTATTGTGGGCGATTTTGAGAACGGCAACATTTATCGGTTTGACTTGGATGTGTACTCTGACAACGGCGGCATTCAAAAATGGTTGCGTTCATGGCGTGCATTGCCAACCGGCCAGAATAATTTGAAGCGCACGGCGCACCACAGTTTGCAATTAGATTGCGAAACTGGCGTTGGGTTAAATTTATACCCCGCATACGAAAGCGAAAATATTGATACTGAATCAGGGTTAGACCTTGTGGCTGAATATGTACAAACATATTTGGCTACTGAAACTGGCGTAATTTTAACTACCGAAGCCGGGGATGGTTTTGAGCCTTTAGGACAATACGAACTGTCGGATACCGATATTAGCGGGTACAACTTAGTGACCACAGCTTATTCGGCTGCACCAGGCTATGATCCTCAAGTAATGCTGCGCTGGTCAGATGACGGCGGTCATACTTGGAGCAACGAACACTGGTCGCCAATTGGCAAAATTGGTGCGTACGGCCATCGAACTTTCTGGCGTCGGCTGGGCATGACTTTAAAGCTGCGCGACAGGGTGTATGAACTGTCAGGCACCGACCCCAACAAGATAGCCATCATGGGCGCGGAGTTGATACTTAGCCCGACCAACGCATGACCATTGGCAACACAACCAATATCACGCCTCCACGGGTGTCGTTGATTGACGAGCGCACGGGCGCAGTCTCGCGTGAATGGTATCGTTGGTTTTATAGCCTGTTTACTACGCTTGGCTCGGGTACAGGAATTATCCCCGTTGACGCTGGCGGTACTGGCTTGGGCACAATTCCAACCAATGGCCAACTGTTGATTGGTAACGGCACTGGTTACACGCTCAACACGCTAGGCTATGGCGCGGGTATTTCGGTTGTCAATGGAACGGGCACGATTACCGTTGCCAATACTGGCGTTTTGTCCAATATTGCTGGCACGGGCATTTCGGTGTCTAGCGCTACGGGCAACGTCACAATCGCCAATACCGGCGTGCTGTCCTTTTCGGCGGGCACTACGGGCCTTACCCCCTCCGCAACCACCACGGGCGATGTAACGCTGGCTGGCAAGCTGGTTATAGCCAACGGCGGCACAAATAGCACATCTACGCCGACAGCAGGCGCTGTTCCTTACGGCACGGGTACGGCGTATGCGTTTACCGCTGCGGGCACGGCAGGCCAAGTATTGACTAGCGCGGGCGCAGGCGCACCAACATGGACGACTGTAGGAACCGGCACGGTTACTTCGGTGGGGTTGGCGCTGCCGTCCATCATGTCAGTTTCGGGCTCGCCGGTTACTACTAGCGGCACGCTTACCGGAACGCTGACTACTCAATCTGTAAATACTATTTTTGCTGGCCCAAGCAGCGGCGCGGCTGCTGCGCCTACTTTCAGGGCGTTGACAACGGCTGACATCCCCGCGCTGGCTTACGGCACCGGCACGGTCACTAGCGTGTCTGTTGTCTCGGCCAACGGTCTTGCCGGTACAGTAACGACGGCCACCACCACGCCAGCCATTACGCTTAGTACCACAGTTACCGGCCTGCTCAAGGGCAACGGTACGGCCTTCTCGGCTGCGGTGGCAAATACCGACTATGTGCCATTGTCCACGGTTATAACCAAGACGGCTGACTACACCATCACCGGCACGGACACTTGGATCATCAACAACAAGACCGGTTCGGCGTTGACGCTGACGTTTCCGGCTGCCTCGTCTTGGACTGGCCGCTATATTACGGTTAAGAATATGCAAGCCCAAGCGGTTAACTCGGCGTCTAGCAACATTGTGCCGATTGACAGTACAACTGCTGGCACGGCGATATTGCTGGGCGTAGTGGGAAATTGGGCGACAATGGTGTCAGACGGCACCAATTGGATTATTATGCAGGCTGCGTCTAACAACAACCTGTTGCTGGAGTAACAGATGCCCGTCATGTCCGAAGAATGGCAGATAGCCAATCAAGCAAATAAAAACCGATGGTTTTTGGGGAATCAAGACGCCATCGACTTTGTAAATCGATTTTTTGACGCCGTAGAGTTGTGGGATGACTTAATTGACAAAGACGTTGAGATTACCGACGACCATATCAATCGCGTGTTTACATCTTTGATGTTTGCGCTTCCGGCTAACCCTTGGTTTGTGGCAAAGTATACTTACTACCAACCATTAATTATGGCGTCAATTAACGGTTTTCACGATTCCAATGAGATGTGTAACAGCGACGAAAAGCGTTTTCGTAGCCTTGCGTTTCACACCCGAAACTTTGGGATTGAGATACACATTGCCACTGCATTTTTGTTAGGTGGGTACGACCACATGAGAAAAGTATCCCGCGAAATACGCGAATTTTACGCTTTTGAGGAGTTTAATAATGCCTGATCCAATCACAGGACTAACCGCTGGTGCGTCAATACTTGGCGGCGCAATGTCCGCTCGGGGCGCTACACAAGCTGCCGATACACAAGCCGCTGCCGCTGACCGCGCTGCTGCTCTTCAAAAGGAAATGTTTGACCAGCAAATGGCTGGTCAAGAGCCGTATCGTCAAGCTGGTCTTATAGGGCAAAACCGGCTAATGGAATTGCTGGGTCTTGGCGGTAATGCTGGCGCTGCTGGGTATGGCAAATACGCTAAAGACTTTGGTATGTCTGATTTTCAAGCAGACCCAGGGTATGCATTTCGTTTGAGTGAAGGACAGCAAGCCCTTGACAGATCGGCTGCGGCCCGTGGAGGTTTGATTTCCGGCGGCGCTTTAAAGGCCGCAACTCGATACGGCCAAGACATGGGCTCACAAGAGTACACAAACGCTTTTAACCGTTACCAGACAAATCGTTCAAATCAACTTCAACCGTTAGGTAATTTAATGGCCTCGGGTCAATCTGCGGCATCTAATCAAGGCCAAGCCGCGGGGAATTACGGCACCAATGCAGGCAATCTGATGACACAAGCAGGTCAAGCAACTGCCGCAGGCCAGCTAGGCGTTGGCAATACGATAAACAACGCGCTTGGCGCAGCCGCAAGTTCATACCAAAACCAAATGAACTTTAATGATTTCTTAAAGCGCCAGCAAAGTTATGGTACACCAAGTGGTCAAGGCGGTACGCCATATATGCCAGGTTTACAAGCCACTGGATTTTAATTAAGGATAAATCATGGCTGATCTAAACGCACTTATCGCCCAAGGCGCTCAATTCCAAGCGCCGGTTGACCCATTCGCGCAATACGGCAAGATGCAACAGTTGCAACAGGGCCAGCAAGCCAACCAGTTGAACCAAATGAAGATGGAAGAGATGCAGGCGGCAACGGCAGAACGCAACGCGCTGCGCCAACTTAATCCAGCTTCGCCCGATTACGAATCGCAATTGTTTAAAGTAAACCCAACAATGGGCATTGCGTACCGCAAAGAAGCTGCGACTGCTGCGGCGCAAAGAGCAGCGCAACAAGCACATGAAGCACAAGCTCTCCAAACTAATTTAGCAAACCATCGTTCGTTTTTGGTTGGTGTTAACGACCAACCTTCGTATGATGCTTGGAGGACTTTGACTGCCCAAAACATACCTGAGTTAGCAAGCATACTTCCAACACAATTTTCAGCCGAAACAAAAGATAACTTATTAAAAACAGCCGATGACGTCAGTAAACGGTTAACGGCTGCGCCAGAAAAAACACCTACTTCGGTTGACGCAACAACCATGCAGGCTTTAGGCTTTCCACTTACGCCAGAAGGTTATAACGCCTTTCGAGCAGCGCAACGTACAGAGCGTTTGCTTACGCCAGAAGAAGAAGCTCAGAAAACACGGATTGCATTGGCAAGCCGCCCACCCGGCGCGCCTCGGCCAGAGCAGCCGCCAGTCGCAGTCATTGACCCTGTAACTGGTAAACAAGTTTATGTTAGCCGTGAAGAAGCATTGCGTGGGCGCATGGCCCCCGCAACTGCGCTAGAAGGTTTGGCTCCAAAAGAAATTCAATCTCGTGAGGCCAAGTACCCACAAGCTACTTCGGCAGTTAAGACGTTTGAAACCAAAGCTGATTCATTGGCCGCAGACATGGAAAAGTTGGCTAATAGTCCTGGCTTGTCTGGCATCTCAGGAATTATTTATGGACGCACGCCCGCGGTCACAAAAGAAGCCCGAGCCGCCCAAGCACTGTACGACAGCA